TTTATCTGGCAGCAACAGAATGTCCCCATCATACGCAGGCTTTTCCACCCGCAAACCCCATTGCAAAAGATCCCTGCATACTTCCCATTTGTTGGCTTCATACCAAGACTGTTTAAACGGTGGGCCCTTAACTCCGACTCGTCCCCAAACCTCGTAACACAAGTGGATGCAATCAATATGACCATCGCTGCCGTCAGCGCCTAGCCGATACGGCATCCCAATTAGATCACTGCAGTCGGACATTGTTGCTGATGGGTAAGTTGCCAACCAACCGCTGCGTCAGTGAACGCCTTGGTACGTCCGTTCCAACAGCATCCAGTACAGAACTGAGTTTTAGGTTTAGCGATACGTTGTCCCACTGACCGCCAACAGCTTGGCCTGTAAACGAATGCAGCTTTTGATGGGTACCTGCTGGGTTGTCGGCATCCAAAATCAGCACATCAACTTCCACAACCCAGTTCTGGTCAATGGCTTGATCAGCAAAGCCGCGAGACAAACCATTATTGGGGAATACAAGGGTTGCTTCCAAGCCGTCACCCGTGCGATTAACGGTTACGCCTGAAAACCCAAACGGCACAAACCGATATTGATTGCCATCGTGCGTGGCTTCCTGGTTGATGTAGAAGTTTTGAAAGAAGTAAAGCGTTTCTAAGCTGCCGGTTGATGGGCTGCGACGCTTGATTCGAGTGGCATGGCCAAATGCGTACTGGCTCACATTCCTAACCTCCGGCGAGTGCTACCGCTCATCTGTAGTCGTTTTAGCGTGTTCTGTTCACCGCGTTGTGCGCCTTGTGCCGCTGCACTTTGCATTCCACTTTGGAACTGGTCAGCAGTTACATAATCAACGCTGTTGATACGTTCCACGGTGTAGCGAACGTCGATTGGTGCGGCAACTGCAACGCCACCATCACCTGATGCAGACGATCCACCATCAGAAGGTATGACACCGCCACCACGCGAGCCTCGTGAATAACGCGACATGCTTTCACGCATTTTGGACGCTGGGATGACGTACTCAGGCTCACCACCTTCACCGATTAATGCGTTGGTCGGGCTGGAAACAAAACCGCCTTGAGCGAAAGAAGAGAAGGATTTTGGATTTAAAACCCCACCATTGACACCCATATCCGTAGACCAACCGACAGAACCCCCTCCCGCTATTGTGTTCGCTTGGGTTGGCGACGCACCCATAACCTGAAGGTCTGAAGAAGAAGCTTCCCCGCCGCCCATTCCAGCAAAGGCGCGTGCAATTCCAATCGCGATATAAGTTGCGATCATTTGTGTTGCTGTCTCCATCAAGAGATCAGCAACTGTCATCAAGAAATCAGCAAATGCTTCCTTGGCGCTCTTAGTCCCTGCGACAACTTGCTGTAAGTTATTAAACAAACTATCGACGACTGGGCTAGTAAACGCAAGTGCATCGTTAAAACGTGCTTGAGCTAAAGCAGCTTCATCAATTGCTGGTTGGTACTCTTTAAATAGTGAAATTTGATTCTTTATAGTATTTTCTTGATCCCTAAGTTTATTTAAACCGTCTTCCCCGATATTAGACCCAATCTGGCTACCCTTTTCTATCTGGTCCTGAACATCTTTTAATTTAGAACTCATCAGGTCTAAGTTTTCAATAAACAAAAGAGCTTGCTCGTTTTCTAAAGCGGCACTGTCAGCGAAAAAGCCTAATCCTGCACCCATTGTGCTCAATTGAGCAGAAGGATCTGTAGACCTAACCGCACGATCAGCAGCAATTTTTGCTTCGATGCTTTGAAGCTGCAAGGCTTGCTGCACCTGAAGACGAGCTATGTTGTAAGAACCCTGCTGTTGCTCTCTATTCGCGACATTTAGATAATATTGTTTTTGCAATAAATCTGTTTGCAGATCGTACTCTCTGTTTATGGCACTTCGTCTTTCCAACTCTGTTACTCCGATTAAAGCACTCTTCCTTTCAAGCTCTAAAGTCGCTTTTTTGCGATCAAGCTCTGTGCCTAACATGTCCAAGTCTTCTTCGTAAAAAGCAAACCTCCCTTGCGTTATTTTTTGCAAGCTTAATTCTGCTTTTTGAATATTAGTTATAGACTGAATTCTTTTTGCAGCACTTGAGATTTGTTCTTTTTCTATTTGACGCTCTGCTGCAATGCGAGCATTTTCGCGAGCAGCTTTTGATTGCCTTATTGCTTCCTTGGTTAAATTTTGCTCTAGCTCTAGTTCTCTTCTTTTAGCTTCGGACAAATCACCTTGAAGTTGAATTTCAAGTATATCTAATTTGTTTTGCTGCCCTTTAATTGTTAAATTACCTTGCTCAACCGCAAGAACATCGCGACGGATACTTAGCCTGCTTTCTTCAAAATCTGCGCCCTGCTTGGCTAAATCTGTTCTGTCTTTTACTACCTTTTGTATTTGTTTTTCTAGGTCTAAATAAGCTTTAACCTCCGGGTCTTGCCCTAAAGTTTCAACTGTTTCAGCAAGTCTTGCGCGTCTTGCAGCCTCAAACTCTGCTCGTGCTCCGGCTCCTACGCCCGTGATAGCTGCAGAAGACTTACCAGCTTGCTCTTCAGCGCGTTTTAATTGTTCAGGTTTAGATATGCCGCCAAACAAACCTGTTGTTAAATCATTGAGGCTAGTCAATAAAGGAGCAAAAGCTGCAGTTGTAGCCGCACCAAATCGGCTCAAGGCATTAGCTGAGTCTTCAGCGGAACGTCCCAGTTCCTTAATGCTTTTAACTCCTTCCTCACCAACAATTCCAAACAAGCTTCCTCCAGCAGCGGCACGCGCAGCTCCACCAATTCCTAATGTCTCCGCAAAACCAAGTGACGCAGCCGGGCCAGTTCCGGCTATCCCAAATTTTTCGACAAGAGTTCCTATGGAAGTTGAAGCCTTAGTTGCCTCTATTGCAAATGTGTTTGCAGCTGCAGCTGCTTTATCAAGTTGTTGACCAATAGCACCAAAGAAAACACTCCCGCCAAGCCCCCCAAGCGCACCACCAATACCACCCCCTATTACAGAGCCTGGTCCACCGCCAAACAATAAGGGGAAGCCAATGCCAGTACCAATATCAGTAAGTTTTCGCCTACGTTCCTGCTTGGCCTGCCGATCAACTCTTGCAAGGGCATCAGCCTCCCTTTTAGCAGCTCTAGCGTTTTCGTTTCTAGCTCTTGCTTCTTGTTCTTTGAGATTTTTCTGTGTTCGTAGAACCCTAAGTTTATTTTGCCGACCTTCTACCTGTTTCTCACGTTGCTCAAGAGTTTGCATCCCAAGAAACGCACGTCGAACATCTTCTTCAGCCCTAGCAAGTTTGCGTACTTCTCTTTCAGCTAAAACAGTTGCTTCAACAAAATTTTTAAACGAACCTTTTGTTGTATCGCTAATGGAAGAAAGCGATCTAAAGGTAGAAACAAGGTCAGCAATTCCGGCTTGCGTTTTTTTGCCTGAATCGCCAGTACGAATAAGCTTTGTGGCAAGATCGTTTAACTTTTTTGTAGTTGTTCCAATCTTGTCGGCCTCTCCACCCCTGCCAGGCAGTTTTCCTGAAAGATCTAATTCCTTGCCAGCTCTTGCTAAAGCAGCTTCCAGCTGCTGAACAGTTCTTATTGCTCGTTGAAATTTCTGCTCACCCTTGAGGTTCAGATTAAGATTGATTCCGAAATCTGACACGGTTTGACAGCTACCTCACCTGATCCTACCGCCTAGACATTGTTTGCGCCTTGCCTGAAACTTTTGCTTGCTGAACCGCCTTATCCTCTCGCTCGTTTTTCAACTCAAAAAACGCTGCCCACCCGATCAGCTCCTCTTGCGTCAAAGTTTGTGAAAGCTGGGCGACAGTCATGCCCAGTTCCTTCGCTAACGCATAGATGAAGAACCAATCGCCATTAGCTTTTTAGCTCTGCTTTCGCTTCCTCCACCTTGCTATCCGCCCCAGAAGACAGCATGGCTAGCTGAATCTCTTGCAGCACGGAAGCCTCAACAGAATTTTTTAAAACAGCCCTTTCGCCATCCTGAAACAAACGCTTACCGTCAGCATCCAATGCTTTTCGGATCATCATCCCAAGAGCAAAATCACCCGCGTCCTCAGAGTCAGCACTCTTCTGGATCGATTCACGCTCGGCAATAGTTAAAGGGTGCCAGTAGACCTCTAACACCGTCTCACCGTCTTGCTTTACTTCATGCTTATACAGCTGACTTACACCAAATTTGTTACGAAGAAGCTCTGTAGCCCGCATGAAAGACCGACGTGTTCTTAATACAATACTACGCCGTAGCAGTAAATTGGCAAGAAATTACGCCGACAAAGTGCGATCTGTCCTCAATATCCAGCGAAGTGGGACCAATAATGTCTAGCACTCTAGGCTTGGTGCTAAAAGCGTCTACATAGCCACTGGCATTGACTGAAGTCAGGCCGTCAATAACAGACTCACTAATTACTGCCAGGACCGACGTGCCCTCAGATTTTGGAACGTAAACGTTGCATTGAATCGTTCCAGCGTAATAATCTTGCGCTGCTCCTTGATTTTGAAGTGTTGACTGCCCAAAGCTAACAGTCATCAGAATGTATTTTTTAGTTTTACCGGGAGTCGTAAAAGCAACGTTGTCGTATTTCATCAGCACGGTGTTGTCGGCTGCCACAACGGCGTCAGTAACTGCTTTTTCAAAAGCTGCTCTGGCGTTAACTAAAGTCATGGTTACAGCTCGGTATAGCCAGTATAAATCGAACCAGCTTGTGTTCCAAACGTGCCAATGCTCTGTCGAGACCCTACAGAAATATTGGCTTTACGTTCTTTAAATGCTGCATCAACTAAAGCTTTCATCTCAGGCCCTTGCACAAATTGCTGAATCTTGCCGCTCTCTAAAGCATAAATTGAATATTCAGCTGTATTGCCAATATAAACACGTCTTTTGTAGCTATAAGCTTTACTAGGAGGGTAAAATCTTTGGTCAATTTTGTATTCTTTACTTTTAGGGTCTTTTGCTTTTCGCTGCCTAATCTCAGACCACGGCGAAAAATCTTCCACTTTATCTTTAGCGACGATTGGAGAAGTGTTTACTTTCCAACTTGATGCAAAAAATCCGGTGTAAACAGGGCTTCGCTTTTTAGTAGCAAGACGCCTCATTACAGTTGCAATCAACCTGTTGTAGCCTTGCTGCAAATGAGCCTCAACTTCAACTTCAATTTGCTTGCTAACGCTTCGGGGCATCAGAACCGCACCAATAAAACAAACAGATACTCTTGCCCGCCCTTGTAACTACGGACATCAGTGATCTGAGCAACACGATTGGATCCCGCATACTTGAGGCTTACTTCGTCCTCAAATGTAGGCTGGTTATCCCCAATCTGGTCGGGAGTAATGTATAAACGCGCTTTACGTTCTTCACGCCCTTCTTCCTCTTCAGAATCAACAAACTCGATTGGTGCGTCAAAGGAATAGGACGTGTCAGTCGTCGTCAACGCACCAGTGCTGGTGTTATACGTTGGCGATGCCTTACGAGTGTAGATGACTGTCGTGTCAAGGGATTTGCCCAGATCAGCTACAACTGATTTGGCAACGTTCTTGAATAAACTGTCTAGTGCTCCTGGCATCTCAACCCCTCACAGTACGAACTTGATAAGAGCCAGAGCCTCCAAGACAATAAGCACCAAGATAAGACTGCAGCCAAGGGTAAACGTCGAATACGTTATTGACAGTTCCAGTAGCTTGGCTAGAGGTGTTGTACTTGACTTCGAGTTCTCCGAGCTTGACGGCTTCGTATAACCCCGTATCGCCGGTAGTCCCTGTAATCGAGTCCGTGTCATTTGCTAATGCACGCGCCAGCTCAAATGCAGCGTAC